CCACGATATACGACTTTAGACATTAGGGTTCTCCTTAATTTTGAGGCTAAAGAGCGTTCCTTCAGTCGGCGTTTGCGTTCGCTATTTGCGAATAGCGAATGAACGATCCGTTCCGCGTCGGCTTACTTCCGTCCTTTCGGATGAACGTAAGGTCATTATAGACCTATTGCTTTTATATATGCAAATAGTTTTGTAACTTTTGTTACCGTTCTATGTAACTTAAAGTATGATTCGTTGCGTACAATTGTTGAATGATAATATCACATCCAATCTTTGGATTACAATCTCCACAAGTATATACATCCACCGCTGCTTTACCTTCTTCTGGCCAAGTATGGATACTGATGTGACTTTCAGACAACAAACAAATTACAGTAACACCTTGTGGTTCAAACTTTTTTGAAATAGTCTGAACCACAGTTGCACCGCTTGCTGCTGCTGCGTTTTCTAATAAGTCTATAAGACAACGCTCGTCGTCCAAAAGGACAAACGAGCATCCATACAAGTTAAGTAAGTAATGCTTTCCCATTTTACAGTGGATTATCCTCCGCTTCCTTTAACAATGAACTCACAATTTTCTCTGTACCATCCATTGTTTTGATTGCAAAGAGAGATGATTTTTGATATTTTTTAATTTTTTTATATTTTTTTAAAAGTATATTTAGATCTGAATTAGGAAGTTCAAATTCAACATCCAATTTATCATTAAATCCCGAACTCATTTTCTTTTCTTATTCTCTGGTTTTTTAATTCCCCACAGTTTGGGGTTTGTTCTTCCGTATCCAAAGTCAATTTTTTTGACTACACCAGCACCATATTTGTCATAGTACATATCAAAAATACGAGATCTTGATCCCCTCACAAGATCAACACAATCTTTTCCATCAAAGTTATACCAAATCAAATATGCATCACTTGGAAAAGAAGAATCTTTTGCTTGAGCAAGTGTAGTATCTTGAAGTAAGATGTCGCAACCATAGCTACTTGGCAGAATGTTTTTATCTTCTTTCCCATACTCTGCCATACTTTTCTCCGTATCTACAGCAACTGTCATGAACGGCCTCCCCACTGAATATCGGGATAGGCTTCCTTCACATTTTCAAAACTTATCTTATATTTATCCGTCAGGTTCTTATCTTTTGTAAGAATCAGTACTTCTGCCTCTTTAGGATGAAGTACTTGGAGCAGATTGATAAACATGGTCTCTCTACGAATAGTAGACAGACCAGCGTTTCCGCCTTTTACATAGTGATAGAGGTTTTGATATTCTCTGCGAAGAGAAGTTCTGCCACGAGCATTGAGATCTTGTCCAGTAGCAGACTCTCCACCAGAAGCTTCCCTCATTAGGTTCTCTGAGAGAGTTCCAGAGTATACTGATTGATCATCAGCATTAGCATATGGAACATCTCCATCAGGAAGAAGAGAAATTACAGTTTCGTCAAAGTTCCAAATGAAAATACTTTTCAAAGAATCATGTTCGTAAGTTCTAAGAACTTCAACTTTTTTAGCATTTGATCGTTGTTTAGAAGCGAGTTCTAAAATTTCAAATACAAATGGATTTATCGGGAGAGTTTCAATCGGTTTTTCAATCGTCGTCTTCGTCTGTTTCGTCGTAGTCATAATCGTAATCGTTTTCAAATCGTACAGCTACTATTTCATCAGGCAACACTTGCCCATTTTCATCAAAGAACTCTGGATGTAAGTACGGAGGTCTTGATTCCAATAAATGCCTATAGGTTAACCAACCTATTATACCTCCTACCATAAAAAAGAGCAAGGTAAACATTGCAGAGAATGTTATTACATATGCTGGTTCCATTTGTTTTCTCCAGAGAGTTTATTTTTTTCTAATATCAAAATGAAATTCTATAAAAAAATGAAACTCTCTATGGAAAAGAGAGATCATTTTACCAAACTTCACTTGAAAAGTTTTTGGTTCTGGCGATCTCTTCCTCCTATTCCTAAGTAATAACTCAATACCCCGATTAATTTGGAGTTCTGATTTATTTAGTTTGCTTTTTGCGTCTTCCTGGTCGTTTATCATGACTATACTTCCATGCATCCTCTAAGATGCCATATAGATATTTTCTAATTTTTCTTGCTTCGGGTTTGGGAATATAACCATAAGCTTCACGAAGTTGTTTATGCATCTCATCTGAACCTCCTTCAAGGTAATCATCCAAATCCATTACAAGACTACTGATTTCACTTGCTGTAGAGCTTTCAATAAACTCCTCAACTTCAAGTCTTCTTGTTCCGCGAATTTTTAAGTAGTCGTAAAACTTCAGAACAAATTGTCCTTTGAAAGCATAATCAATCGCTTTCTCAACATCACCATATACTTCGTGAAAATTGTTATTCATTAAACTAAATTTTGCTCCTTAAGATATTTAACTGTATCGGTGCATCCACCAATATGTTTATCATCTACAATTACTTGGGGGAAGGTAGATCCTTGTCCAAACTCCGCATAAAACTCTTCTCTAGAAAAATCAGCATTTAATTTATAAGTTACGTATGGAAGCTCTGTTAACTCTAGCACTTGTTGAACTTTTGTGCAATAAGGGCAACCATCTTTAGAATAAACTGTAAATTTCATAGTAGTTCAATAAACTTAAAGTATATATTAGATACAAAAAAAGGAGGATTTCTCCTCCTTAGTTTAGCATATGTGTCAAGCAGATTATGCTTGTGCTTCAGTCCAGGATAGACGAGCAGCAACTGAAATTGGAACACCTGAAAGGTTTGTTGCGGTAATGGTAAAGGTATCTGGACCATCTGGGTAGATGGCAGTATTGGCAAAGGTTCCGCCACCACCAACGATAGAGTTGCCAAGATCTCTAACTTGGCCTAGATCTAGAGTACCAGCACCAGTTCCAACGTAGAATCCACAAACAACCTCACCACCAATCATTGTTACACCATAACCAGCTTGAGAAGCATGGTCTGCGATTTGTGAAAGACTGGAGTTGATAGTACCAAATCTATTACCAACAGCATTTGTCCAAACTGTTGGGAACGCTGGCGCTGCATTTAGGTATCCACGAACAAGAATAGCAGTCGTAACACCTGTTACAGACATTCCAAGACCTCTCATAACTAACTGCATTCTATTGACAAGTTCTCTTTGTCCAAATCCTCCAGGAACACCATTATCAGCAGAAGGAGAAACACGAATTGAGAATAGTCCTCTTTCAGAGTTTGCAGGAATAGCAATTGGGTTAGACTGACCGTAAGTAAACACGAGTGATTTATCATCATCATATCTACCATCCATGATAACACTTGTACCCCAGTGTGAGATTGCGGGAGCAAATGTTGGATAAGCAAGTTCGACAACAGTCGGTCTAGTTGCGGAGAAAGTAAATGTCTGCGCACCTGCAACCCCAGCAGTTGTTGCCATCGGTGGAACAATAATACTTGGGTTAGTATCAAGAGCAGGAGTACTAAATGTAATTGAGTTAATACCAATTGCAGTAATAAAGGTATTTGCGGCAAAGGAAGTTGATCCAAGACCAGAGATAACTCTTTGACCTACTTGTAGGAGAGCAGTTGATCCAACACCAACATTATTTCCTGCACCAATAGTAAGACTTAATCCGAATGGATAACCAGCTCTTCCTCTAGTCAATCCAGTAAGAGAAGTAGTTCCAATACCAGCATAGTTAATATACTCGTATTGATCACCAGTTCCTGGGAAATCTCCAGGTCTTCTTACAAGAACTGTACCAGAAGGAACAGGGAATCCAGCAGTAGATGCAATACCAATATAGTTATCGGTGCTAACAAGAGTTCCAGTGGTGATAGTAGTAGGAGGATGTGTAACAGTTTCATAACGAGCTGGTAAGTTACCAGATCTCATGTATGCTTCTTGATTGACATTATTATTAGCTAACTTATGGCAATACAATACATCGCCGTTTATTGCACGGAATCCCCAACGAATAAATCCAGCACCATACCAAGAGTAGTCCATATAGAACATCTGCATCTTGGAAAGATCGATGTTATATCCAGAAGGACCAGTTCCATCCATCTTATCGAGGTTCCACTGAGACTGAGGAATTCTTAGATCGTCAGTTCTCGTGACAGTTACATACTCATCTCTTGGTCCTCTGTAAGCAGGGTTAATTCTAATCTCAGTATCACTCAAGATGTCCATAACCTTATAGGTCTGTCCACGAATTACAATGTTACCACCAACGGTTAATTGCTTAGAGAATAATGTTGGGAAGTTGGGGTTGCTCTGAGTAACTTGTGTTGATTCCTGAGTTACTGTGACTCTTCCTGCAATCTGGAAGATAGATTGTCTTCTAACCAAGAATAAGGTTGTGCCATCATGTTCAAAGAACACTCCATTTTGAAAGTCAAATAAACCAAGTCTAGAAATAGCACCAGTCCAAGAAGTTACGTTTACAACATAATTTCCAGTTGCTGTAGTAGCAGAGGGAGAAGTAAGTGCAGTGTAAGTAAAGGTATTTGTTCCAGTAACACCGGTTACTTCAAAGGTTCCATTGTATGCGCTTTCATTACATCCAGCAACAGTAATTTGAGTTCCGGGAACAACTCTAACAATTCCGTGCGTTTCTTTTGTTCTAATAGTAACAGTTGTTCCAGAGGAAGTAATAGTTTCGATCGGAACATTTGGTTTAAGAATGGTTCCAGAACTTATCTGAATACCTTTACCGGATTGATAGCGGAAGTATCTACGAGTTTGGCGAACAACATGCTCATAATTAGATTGAGCATTTGTTCCAAAAATAACTCCACCGTCAAATGCTCTGTGCAGAACTCCTCCACTAGGTCTTACATAAACTGCTGCTTGGTTAAATGCAGTTGTTGCAAGTCCAACAGGAGCACTATTTACATAATAGGTAAATTGTGTGCTTGATCCAACAGTAGCGACTTGGAAATTTCCATTTGGTGACGCTTGTCCAATTACACCACCTTGAGCACCAATAGCAAGTGCTGTGTTTTGTCCGGTGAAGATACTAGTGATACCAATTTCATTGCCAACAACAAGTCCGTGAGGAACTTGAGTTGTAACAGTAACAGCAAATCCAGGGTTAATTGTAGCTGGCCAGGTGCTAGTTGAGAATCCTCCAAGTGACATTGAGAGGGGAGTTCCAACACCAATTCTTGATCCGGTAAAAGTAGTGCCTGAGAAGATACCAGTTCTTGCAAGTGATAAGCAAGTTACAATACCAGTATCATTTCTTAGTCTAGCAGTAAAGGTTGCAATTCCTGTTCCGCCACCATCTTCAATAATATAGTTTCCATTAACGTTTGGAATATTACCATCTTGAATAAAGATTGGTGTTCCGTTTGGAGGTAATGATTGAGTAGATGCAATAGTAACTCTTCTCGATCCAGTTGGCATTGTTAAGGTAGTAATACCAGAAATAACTACACCGCCAGTGGAAGTTCCTGCCGTTGCTCCAAATCCAACTAAGTTAATTGCTGAAGGAGCTGCAAAAGGTCTTTGGTTACATAAAATAATAGTTTCCCATTTTGATGCCTGAGCTCCGTATTCAAAGTCAGTATCAATCAAAGACTGTGGTTCAGAAACTCTAAACTTATTAACAGGG